AAAAGTAGCAGGAACATCATATGATGGGGTGACCATCCACTTTGCTAGGGTCGCGTTGTAACAAGATTGGTTGGAATACTTAAAGCTAGCTACATATTGGGGAATCTTCTTAAGAAATTCAAGAGAGGTTTCCGCACAAGTCGTACCGCCCAAACCCGGATATTCATCAATTGTATTGAGAACATCCAAAGACAGTACGTGCGAATGATCATTACCATTCGCATTGGTAAAGAACTGTTGTGGCCGAACCACAACAGTGCTACCACTTGTATGCAGAACCGGTTTTGAAAATCCAAAGAGTCCTCCCAAACCTGGTAACACGCTAAAAATAGAACCAACCAAACCTGTTCCTATCTTACTTAAAACACTTAAGGTGTCTGTAACTGGTCTAAGGAAAGGTGCTGCACTACCAAGGGTCTTATAAGCATTTTGCGCAGCACCACCAATCTTATTAATAAATCCCATACCTTCCACTTTCCTTGTCGCCTCAACTAGAGATTGAGGTGCTTCCTTTGGAGCCGGTCTACCAGCTTTAGGTTGTGGAGATACTGTGTTGGATTGTTGCACAGCATATTTCTTAAATCCGGATTTACCAGAAGTGGGTGCTCCAAGCTGAATATCTTCAAAATGGGCCCACAACAGGCATTCCAGACCTGGCTTGGGATTTTCTACTTGATTCAGTGGGGAATATACCATGATGGTTAAAGCCGACCATGGAAACTGGGAATGAATCAAGTCATAGGAATTAAAAGGAGAAACAAAAGGAATTCTTAACTCTACTTCTGTTTGTTTCGCTATATCCAACTGAACATTATGCACAGACTGGGCTAAAGTAATGTGTTTCATTATCCACTCATTACGATGTCCCACAAGTGTTGGCATCGGCACAGCAAACATACAAAGTCTTCCACACTGGAAAGGCTGAGCATTAAGCTGTAACTTAAACACCGCTGTGGCTCGAAAAGATGTAAAACCATCGAGCTTATCAATGTACATTGGATTCAGCAAAACATCCGGTATTATGTAACTAGTTTTATCTACCTTACCTAAAATACCATTCCTACCTACTGAACTATCAAATTCAAATGTATCAATTAACTGAGGACGTTGCAAATAACTAATAATGGAATGAGTACGTGCATCAGTATGTTGATCCATTTCTGGGCCCTTAAGGGGCACTTCCAACGGCAGCGGTTCCGAAATAATTGCTTCATCGCTCGAGAAAAGAGTGGTTTGAGATCTTTCCTCAGCAGACGCCGTAATTTCTGAAGCAATTTCCGCAGTATTTTGTCTATCGACTTCTGTAGTTTCTTGTGTTGAATTTGAAAGACTATTTCTAACTTAAATAGGCGCCTTAACCTAAAGAAGCGTACCCAAGTGTCCTGGATATTGTGAGGGCTGCTCACCACCGATCCTGAACAGTAAACCTAAATAGGTACGGTGCTCTCGAGATAGCAATACTATCCTTCTTTTACTTGGGAGGTTTGACGAAGGAAAGCAAGATCACATCTCGAAGTCTTGAGAAAGACACACTACACGTGCATAATTTTGTTCGGTCAACATTGTGTAATGTCCTAACTCCTGGCCTACTTTCCGAATTATAGTAGACCACATCTCCCACTCTTGGGCGTCATGAAGCGATAACTCCTTGAGCGCCCACTCCAGATTCGCGATTGTTTGTTGTCGCGCATCTGGACACTTATGCATCCACATAGGAGTCTCAAGCACGGTATCCAATGACAAAGGAGCCAACCAGATACCGGCCTGATTATCCCATGCAAACTTTCTCTTAAGATAAGATATTTCTTCCAAATTCCTACTCTTTTGGGTTGCCACAGCATCTTTATCTTCCATGGTGTATGAAAGACCGATAGCTTCAAACAACCCCGGAATATTCATTTGGTTGAAATAATTAAGTCTATGGGGGGGAACGGTTAATATATGGTCATCACCGTACGCTACCAATCCACACTCCATCCAGAGTGTGCGCGCAGCTGCATACGTGATATCACTAAAAGCTAACTGCCATATACAACCAAAACTTAAATTTACAAATATGGAATTTATAATCGCGGTCAAATAATGACCCGATGGAAGCGAATGTGTCCATTGATAGACTTCTTTTCCTGAGATATGTAGTGAATTAATTAAACTCACCAACAAAACTCTCATTACTAAGACGTCTTCATCAGTGGATCCCAAAAACCTCTGTGACAAGGCAATTAGGACTTCACCAGCAGCC